AATGACCCTCGTAATGGAAAAGAGATTTCTGATGCAGAATTAACAGGTTTTTTCAAAAGATTATCAAGATTTAAGAAAAAATTTAAAGAATTCTTAGAAAAATACCAACAAATCGTTGTAAAAGATAAAAGAACTGATATAAACATACCATTTGTTAAACAAACAAACCAAATTATTGCAAAAACGGTAATGAGAAAGGATAATTTCAAAACATCCAATCCAACATTAGCGTTTGAAGTTGCTCCACATGGTTATCCAGACCAAGAATGGATGGATAATCACGAGAAAGAAATGAAAAAGTTAAGAAAACAACTTGATAAACAACAAAAGGAAACTTACAAATGATACGATTAAAAAATATATTGAATGAAGTTCTTCTAAAAGAAGGTGGTGCTTATGGACATATGAACCATCCATTTGATACCGATATAAATTTAACTTTTGGTGATTTAAAAGATATCGTAAATAGAGCACTTGAAGGAAACTTAGAATTGACACGAGAAAAGACAGATGGTCAAGCACTTGCAATTTCTTGGAGAGATGGAAGGTTAGTTGCGGCAAGAAACAAAGGTCATCTTAAAAACAAAGGTGAAAATGCATTAGATATTAAAGCGGTTGCTGATAAATTCGCTGGTAGAGGTGAATTAGAGAAGGCATACAACTTTGCAATGAACGATTTATCCAAAGCAATCAAATCCCTTTCAGAAAAACAACGAGAAAAGATTTTCAAAGGTGGTAGTTGTTTCATGAACCTTGAAGTAATCTACCCAACTTCGGTAAATGTTATTCCTTATGGACAAGCATTACTAGTATTCCATGGAACAATGGAATATAATGATGATGGTGTTGCAATTGGTGAAAATCAAGAGGCAGGAAGAATTCTTGCTGGTATGATTAAACAAGTAAACAAAGAAGTTCAAGATAATTACACTATTCAAGGCCCACCTGTAATCAAACTACCTAAAAATCAAGACCTATCTTCTAAAAAAGGTAAATATACTTCACAAATTTCTAAATTACAGAAAGAGTTTGGTTTAAAAGATACAGATGGGGTTGCTGAGTACCATCAATCATGGTGGGAACGATGGGTAGATAAGAATTCACCATCAACTCTTGATAATAAAACCAAAATGGGGTTAGTTAAGAGATGGGCATTCAATGATAAAAGTTTTAGATTAGATAATAAGAACATTTCTGATGAAAAAGTGTTGGAATGGGCTAAGAAACACGAAAAAGATAATCATAAGAAGATTGCAAAAGATAACTTGATGAAATTCGAGGATATTTTCTTAGGTTTAGGTGCAGAAGTACTACAATTCACTTCATCAGTACTAACTGTCAACCCAGATAAGGCAGTTCGTGATATTAAGAAACGAATTGACCAAACTATTAAGGATGTAAACAAATCAGGTGACCCTAAAAAGGTTGAAAAACTAAAATTAGAGTTAAAACGATTGAGGGCAATCGGTGGACCTGATAAAATTGTTCCAAATGAAGGAATTGTATTTACATATAAAGGCCATACGATGAAATTAACTGGCACCTTCGCCAGCGTAAATCAGCTTTTAGGTATTTTCTTCTAAAATATCGGTTTCTATATTTTTATATATTTATATACAATAAAGAATAACCTAATATAGAACAATGGGTAAAGAATTCAAAAAAAAATATATGCACCCAACTCGTAGAAAGTTGGTAGATATGATTCAAACAGGTGAGTATGATAAGAATGCCACTATTGGTTATGATAAAGTAAAAGAAACTCGTAAAGTAGGTGATATTTGGGAAGATGAACACCACAGATACGAAAAGAAAAATGGATATACTTTAAAAACTGGTAAAAATTCAGAAACTTTTGAAAAAATTAGAAAATACTTAGAAGAAAAATCAAAATGTAAGAATTCTGAGTGTAAAACCATGAAAAAAACAATCAAAGATAAAAAAATGATTGAAACGACTGGTTATTGTTTAAATTGTACTATTGATAATGAACACAAAATAAGAGTTTCTGGTTTTTGGAAGGAATATGAAGAGTATAGGATGTTTACTCGTATGATTATTTTTGGTAAGGGTAAGTTAGAATCTTATAAACAATCACTTGATGAGGTAAAGGAAGAATATGAAATGATTGGTTCCGATGGAAAGGTTACTGAAACTTGGAAACTACCCAAACCAGTTGAAGAAGTAAAGGCAGAGATGCAAGAATTAATAGATAATGGTGAAAAAGAATTACAAGAAATAGTTGATAAAAGGAAAAATCTTTTTAAAACTTTAAGTGAAAACGGATTAGAATCTTACTTATAGCTATGAAATACACTAATGCACTTATTCTAGTTTGCATGGCCTTTTTAGGGTTTACCTTTCTCAATATGAGAGAGTTAAAAACTGATATTAAAGGTTATAATGAAAAAATCGATAATCTTTCTAAAGAAATTGATTCGGTTCAACTATTAAATAAAGAACTTGATGATAGGATTGCATCTTTACATTCTGAATTAGAGTTAATTGATAGTGATATTGATAAAGTGCAAAATAATATAACAACAATTAGGAGAAATACCAATGAAAAAATTATTCGTGTTGATAGCCTTACTATTAGTGAGCTTCAAGAGTTTTTCACAAACAGATACGATAGTATCATTAAAACAACCAATAGCGAAACTCGTTATTAAAGATTTAGTTTCTTATGATGGTTTAAAAATAGAATTAAGAGAAACTTTAGAACTCCTTCGTTTAGAAAGACAAAAGGTAGAAGTAAAAGATTCTGTTGTTTTTCAATTAGAAAGAAAAGCAATAAATCTTCAAGAAATAATTAACAAAACCAACGAACAATATAATTTAGAAGCTCAAAAATCACTAGATTTATTTAAAGAGTTAAAATCACAAAGAAGAACTACCAAATTTTATAAAATAACATCCACCGTTGGTATAATTGCAATTGGAGTTTTATTGGTTGGTGGAAACTAAAACATGGCTAAACAAAGTTTAAAAGAAATAATAAAATTAGAGTATCAGAAGTGTGCTTCAGACCCAACATACTTTATGAAGAAGTATTGTATGATTCAGCACCCCGTTCGTGGTAAAATTCCTTTTCACTTATATCAATTCCAAGAAAGAACACTTACCGAATTTAAAGATAATCGATATAACATTGTTCTAAAATCTCGTCAAACGGGTATCTCTACTTTGGTTGCGGGATTTTCTCTTTGGAAAATGTTATTTAATCAAGATTTCAATGTTTTAGTAATTGCAACCAAACAAGAAGTTGCAAAAAACTTGGTAACTAAAGTACGAACAATGAATCAGTACTTACCCTCTTGGTTGAAACAAACAACAGTAGAGGATAACAAACTATCTCTCCGATATTCCAATGGTTCTCAAATCAAAGCAACTTCTGCTGCAGGAGATGCTGGTCGTTCGGAAGCCTTATCCTTATTAGTATTTGATGAAGCTGCATTTATTGATAAAATTGAAGATATTTGGGTATCTTCTCAATCAACTTTATCAACAGGTGGTAATGCAATTATTCTTTCTACTCCAAACGGTGTAGGTAATTTTTTCCATAAGACTTGGGTAGATGCCGAAGAATCTATTGATGGGTTTAATCCTATCAAACTACATTGGTCAGTTCATCCTGAAAGAGATCAAGATTGGAGAGATGAACAGGAGCGTTTATTAGGGCGTAAAGGTGCTGCACAAGAATGCGATTGTGATTTTGTATCTTCTGGTGATTCTGTAATTGATCCACAATTATTGGAGTTCTATAAACAAACTTATGTTCAAGAACCAATGGAGAAAACAGGTTTTGATGGAAACCTTTGGAAATGGGAATATCCAAACTACTCAACATCTTATATGGTAGTTGCTGATGTTGCTCGAGGAGATTCGTCCGATTATTCAGCATGTCATGTGTTTGATGTAGAAACTGCTACTCAAGTTGCAGAATATAAAGGTAAGTTAGAAACTAAAGATTTTGGAAACTTCTTAGTTTCACTTGCAACTGATTATAACCAAGCCCTACTTGTAATTGAAAACGCAAATATTGGTTGGGCGGTAATCCAACAAGTAATCGATAGAGGTTATGGAAATCTATTCTACATGAGTAAAGATTTAAAATATGTAGATGTAGAACACCAACTTCATAATAAATACCGAGCAGAAGAAAGAGGAATGGTTGCTGGGTTCTCTACAACTTCTAAAACTAGACCCCTAATTATTTCAAAGTTGGATGAATACATGAGAGAAAAATCAGTAACAATTCGTTCTACTCGAACCATAGATGAATTATTCACTTTTATATGGAAAGGAAATCGTGCTGAGGCCATGAGTGGATATAATGATGATTTAACGATGTCATTAGGAATTGGTCTTTGGGTTCGTGATACCGCACTCAGATTAAGACAAGAAGGAATTGATTTAACCAAACAGGCAATCGGTAGTATTGGTTCATCAAATTACGATGCTGTTGGATTTGGTGGTAATAGATACAACGATGAAAACCCATGGGAAATGGATAATGGTGCAGGTGGTAAGGAAGATTTAACTTGGTTGATAAATAGATAAACTTGGGTTAATTCTATAATCATATATTTATATTGTATGGAGGATTTATTATGATATCATTAAAAGAATTACTTAACGAAGAATCAACACAATGTGAAGAATATATTGTAGAAAACTACTATGATATTAAAGAGTTTGTAGAATTCATGAAAGAATACAAACCTGATGTAAATGAAGCAGAGTATCAGGGTAGAGATGTAAAACTTAACAAACCAATGCAAGGTGATGTTAAGAAATTCAAGGTATATGTTAAAAATCCAAAGGGTAATGTTGTAAAAGTAAATTTCGGTGCAAAAGGGATGAAGATTAAAAAGAACAATCCAGAAAGAAGAAAATCTTTTAGAGCAAGACACAATTGTGATAATCCAGGTCCAAAACATAAAGCGAGATATTGGAGTTGTAGAAAGTGGTAATATAAACAAACAAAATAAAGGTTATAATTTAATAAAATAAAATAAAATGGCAGATACTTCATTTTTTGGAAGATTACAAAAACTATTTCGTTCACAAGCGGTAGTTACTGTAGATAAAGATGGTAAGAGAAAAGTTGTCGATACTGATGAAAGACAACAAACTAACTTATCTTCTTTACGAGATAGATACACCAAATTACAGAAATCTTTCTTTGAACAGGCAGGTGGTGCTCAATCAATGGCATACCAACAAGTTCGTAGAGAAGTTTTTCGTGATTATGATGCAATGGATAACGACCCTATCCTTGCTTCTGCATTAGATATTTACGCTGATGAATCTACTTTAAAAAATGAGTTTGGTGATGTAATGACTATTACTTCTGATAACTCTAAAGTTCAAGAAATTCTTGATAATCTTTTTTATGATATTCTTAATGTTGAATTCAACTTATGGCCATGGGTAAGAAATATGTGTAAGTATGGTGATTTCTTCTTAGGTTTAGAAATCTCCGAAGGTAAAGGTATTGTTAATGTTACCCCACATTCAGTTTACAACACAGAAAGATTAGAAAGAACCGACCCAACCAATCCAAACTCGGTAAAGTTCAAGATTACCGAAGATCCGAATGGAAAGGAACAATACGAAAACTTTGAGATTGCTCATTTCAGATTATTAGCAGATACAAACTGGTTACCATATGGAAAATCAATGATTGAAAATGGTAGAAGATTGTGGAAACAATTATCTTTAATGGAAGATGCGATGCTAATCCATAGAATTATGAGAGCACCCGAAAAGAGAATTTTCAAAATTGATATCGGTAACATTCCTCCAACAGAGGTAGATAACTATATGCAAAGAATTATCAATAAAATGAAGAAAGTTCCTTTCATCGATAAGAATAGTGGTGATTACAACTTAAAGTATAATATGCAAAACCTAACAGAAGATTTTTATCTTCCTGTTCGTGGTGCTGATAGTGGAACTTCTATTGATAACCTTGCAGGTTTAGAGTACGCAACAATCGAGGATATTGATTACTTAAAGAACAAAATGTTTGCAGCTCTTAAAATTCCAAAAGCATATTTAGGGTATGAAGAAAATGTAAGTGGTAAGGCAACTCTTGCAGCAGAAGATGTAAGATTTGCAAGAACAATTGAAAGAATCCAAAGAACTGTAATTTCAGAATTAACTAAGATTGCTATTATCCATTTATATGCACAAGGTATTCAAGATTCTGAGATGACTAACTTTGAGTTACAATTAGTTAACCCATCAACAATTTACGAACAAGAAAAAGTAAACTTGTGGAGCGAAAAAGTTAGATTAGCTCAAGATATGAGAGACCTAAATATGTTATCTAAAGATTGGGTTTATGAAAACATCTTTAAATTATCAGGTGGAGAACAAGATATTCAACGAGTTAAAATTCTTGATGATTTAAAAGATAGATTCCGTTTCCGTTCTATTGAAGATGAAGGTAATGACCCTGCAATGGAAGATGAAGAACCCGAGGATGTGGAAGAATCATTACAAAATCTTAAAAATGAATTAAAAGATAAAGGCGGTAGACCAAGAGAAGGTGGAACTTATGGAAAAGATAAACACCCTTACGGTAGAGACCCACTTGGTGATGATGAAAGAACTTCTAAAAGAAGCAGAACTTCCGAAGATAAGGCTACAAAATATATTTCTGGCATTTCTGCAAAAAGAAAGTATTTACATGAAATGAAAGATATGTTGGATGAATCTAATATTCTTGAGGAATAATCAAAAATTATCTTAACTTTTATAAATTTATATTTATAATAGGGAAATTTTACTATATCATAATTTGAAAGTGAAACAATGAGAAAAATAAAACACTCTAAATTTAAAAATACGGGGTTCTTATTCGAACTACTAACGCGACAGATTACTCTAGAGATTCTAAATGGGCAAGAAGAGAGAGTTAAATCAATTATTAGAGAATTTTTTGGAAAAGGAACAGAACTTTCTAAAGAACTTAGACTTTTTAACCTTTTAATAAATGAAAAATACAATACAGAAAATAAAGCTGAAAAATTCGTTGACACGATTTTGGAGGCGCACTCAAAACTTAACCAATCAAAGTTAGGTAGAGAGAAATATAACTTGGTTAAATCAATCAAGGAGAATTTTGATATAGATAATTTCCTATCTTCCCCAGTTACTAACTACAAAATTTTAGCATCTATTCATAAACTATTCGAAGCTAAAAAAATGGATGTTCTTGATGTCAAGGATGTATTTGATTCAAAACTTACTTTAGTTGAACATATTTCCAATTCCCCAATTTCTCAATTAGCTAAAGAAGATAAACTTGTAGAAGAATATAAAAAACAAGAAAAAGATTTACGTTTATTAACTTATAAAATTCTTGTTGAAAACTTTAATAAAAAATATACTACTCTTAATGTTAATCAAAAATCTCTTTTACGAGAATATATTAATAACGTTAGTAATACATCCAAATTTATAGAGTATTACTCAACTCAATTAGTAGAAGTAATTACCAAATTACACGATTTACATAAAGGTATGAATGATAAGATTACGAAAATTAAACTTCGAGAGACAATCAACGTGTTGAAAAAACAAAAACTTGGTAAGAAAGTTAGCGATGAACAGGTTTCATCATTAATGATGTCTTATGAACTCATAAAGGAGATTGGGAATGTCAGAAAAAAATCTTAAAAAATATATTCAAGAATTAATTCAAGAAGTTGAAAAAGAATTAGAAGAAGCAACCACAACTGCAAATGTAGATGGCTATCAAACACCTCATGCTTTTTCGCGTAAGAAAGATAAAGATCGTAGAAAGAAAAACGCTACTCAATTAGGATATTCCCTTGTCGATAATGATGTTGATAATATATCAGAAGCTAAATCTGAAAAAGATTTCAAGTTAGGAACTCCTGCAGTTTTTGATGGAGATAATGGAGAAGTTGTAACTAATCCTAAAACTCAAAGAGCATGGACACCAAGAGGTTGGGGTAACGTTCCTAAAGGAGTGAAGGGAATTATGATATATGGCTCGAATACCTTTATCGTACCAGATTGGAGTAAAACAAAAAGGTTTAATGAATC